ACACTTCATTAACCTTTGACACCAAGTCAAGCCTATAATTACTAGTAGCCCAAACTTGTGAGTCGTTATTTGCATCAAAATAAACTACTGATGTGATGCTTTTAACCGCTCCGTATATTAGCTCAATCCCAACATTACTGCTAGAAAATTCATCTAATTGGACAACTAAAGATTGACTAATAAAAGATCTATTTGTGTACTGCTCAGCTATCTCTCTACCTACAGAAATTAACGTACTTATATAGGAGTCCTCATCTGAATGATCGACTCTTAAATGTGCTTTGGCTTCTGATACACTAACAGGCTCTACTGTTGGTGCGATTGATCGAGAATAACTTAACTTCACTTTTTCTTCTTACGTCCTCTTTTGCTTGTTTGTGGTGCTATTGCTGCTGTTTCTACCTCAGTAGATGAAATATTAACCGTTCTCTTAGTTGATTCAACCAATCCGGTTAACTCATCAAAATCCCCTTCAGGAGCTTCTATAATCTGATCTTTATCAAAATGGTAGGTTTTGCCGGACATTAATCCGGCAAAGCTTCCATAATATTTCATCCTAAACTTCATTAGTTTTCTGGCCGGTCCTTTGGATAGCCTTTGATGGCATAAGCCCCTACTACCATTGAACCAGTACCACTATCGGTAATTACTACGCCTATTTGCTCTTTGTTGCCTTTATAGCCAGTAAAGATTTGCGTGTTTGCATCTCCAGCAACTAAAGCCCTACTTTGTGAAGTTCCTGTACCCTCTAAGCTTCCTTCTGCTATGTTTGCCCATGCTTCTGAACCGTCTCTTTCCTGATAGGTTACTACCAAGTCATCAGCCGTATGCGCTCCACAGTCCACTACAAAAGTAGCTCCGTGGAAAGCGCTAACTGTGCTTCCTTGAATTGACTGGGTAGCAGTTACCGCCACTTTTGAGTGGAGTACTGCAAACCCTACATTTGATTTAATATCTATTGCTCCCATTTTTTTTATTATTTTTATATTATTTTGTTATTATGAGGCGGCTGTTCTAAGAACTGAAAAAGCACCTTGAGCTGTTGAAGCTGTTGATCTGGTGTTGTTATCCAATTTCATATCAAAAATAGCGGTCCATCTTAACGCCTGTGCGTCAGTTGTACCTAAATTGATAGAAGAACCATCTTCATTTGTAATCGTAGCTTCTCTAAGCACATCCGCTCTAAGGTTTCTACCATTTGCGTATCCTATAGATGAAGGATTAACAAAAGCACAAACAGTTTCGGAAGTTCCATCTGTAAAAGGAAACGCCTCACTTGTAATGACTGGGTAGCCAAACAATGTTCCAACTGGTGACTGCTCCGAAGGCATGCCGTATATATACATTCCTTGACCGTCTTTAATTTTCTTCAATTTCAACACCAAATTCGGGTGCATCAAGAAAACTGAACCAGCTCTTTTCCCTGGAGTAACATTTTCAATCGGTAGTAAAAAATCATCAGCCGTTATAGTGTCGAATGAAATATGACCACCCGCAGCCGTTGCTTGTCTTACATAATTAACAGCACCAACTAGAGTAGTTAATCCTTTGATATTATTGTAAGTTGACTGACCGTTACCATTAATAAAAGTGTCATCTTTCACATAGGCCAAAGCTTCAGCTATCTTATTTTGAACTATAGGCAATAATCTTGCTCCAACAGATTCATCAACTTCGTTTGTCCAGTCGATAATCGCACCCCATTTTAAAGGCTTAAGTGTAATACCTCCTAAGTTCAATCCTGAACCAGAAATTGCACTTGCTTGATTTACTGCTGTGAACGTTGGTCTTCCTAAGATATTAGGTACCGTAATTTCACTTTGTCCAATATCTCCTAAGTTATTGGCGAATTGAGGTATAAAACCATAACTCTGCTCAATATCCATAATCTCACTAGATATAATCGAAGGAACTAGAATACCGCCTTTAGTGTCGGTTAAAGTGTTAAAACTTCTGTGTTCTCCAAAGTGACCGCCTTCAAATAAGGATTTTCTAGATTCTGACAATTTATCATAATCATTTGAAACATACGCCTGAAGCATAGAGAAAACTTTCGCATTTCTTGCTTCTTTGGTTTTAAGATTACCAGCCGTTACTTCAACTTTAGAACTTCTTTCTTCTTTTTCTTCGTCCTCGGTCTTTTTGTCTTCGTCTGCCTTTCTAGCTATCAACTCTTTAGCTCTTTCCGCTTTCCTTTTTTCTTCTTTTTCAAGCATATTGCGCTCTTCAATGAAAGAATCAATTTCATCATTGATGTTTTTGATTTCCTTTTTCTCCTCATCGTTCCATGATCTTGCTTCCTTGCTGCAAGATGCTTCGATGTCATCAAGTCTCTGATTTTTGGACTCAATTGCCTCTCTTACTTCTTTTAATCTCGCCATTGTTGTTTTATCCTATTTTTATTTTATTTTTGATTTTATTTATTGTATGCTTCATCTCCCTATTACTTAGGTCAATGTCTGATTCATATTTATCTATTTGAGATAATGACCTCTTAGCTACTGAAGTGTCCGGATAAGCCTCATATACCACTGGAGATATATCAAAAAGTGTTGAAACTTTCTGAATTGTCCGTAAACTTGGTAAACCATCCCTCTTTTCCCACTTATCACCGTTTTTAGCGTTAAAGGCAAAGGATGATTTTAGCACATTTCCTAGCCTTAAATTCTCTATCAAGTCATTTCCTGCTGTAGTATTAGGTGCCTCAAACTCATATTTTAGCCCTGTTTCATCTACAGATAGGGTCATTGTTCGGTTATTCCTTGCTAGAATCATGTTATCATCGTGATTAAATAAGGCCACGGCCAAATCATCATGTATAACATCATCAAAAGCACCTCTTTCTATCACTTCAACGAATCCACCTAGATTTCTAGATTCTTTATTAAAAACAGCAGCATAACCTTCTACCATTCTTGATTCCTTGCTTGATCTTATTTCAGAAGTGAAAAACCTTCGTTCCGCTCCTTCTATATTGTTTATATAATCTATTTTATTCATGTGCGTTTAATATTTCTTGACGTTCTATCGCTTGCTTCAAATAATCCAAATCAAAGCCCATTTTTCTTAAATCATCATTACCTGTAGAAGCAGATTTACTGCTGTAAAACTCTTCTAGCTTGTTTATAGGGATAAAACCTGACTGAACTACACGTAAATCACCGCCTTCAACAGCCATTCTATCTTCCATTTCTAGCACATCATTAATAGAAAAAGCTCCTATTGATACCATTAGCCTGTACCATTCGCCCTGCTCCCTTATAGAGCCTCTAAGCATCTCTTTAATGTTGTGCTTAGTGTAAAGGGGCGTTAATGATCTTTTGTTTGCTTCTGGGAATAGCTTGTAATCACACTCTTGTTCTATAATTTTAAGAATTGGTGTGATGCTGTATTTGAGCCATACAGTGTCTTGCTGCTCTGGACCTTTAAATGCTGAATCAGAATATTTCTGAATAACTGTAGGAGGCGTTCTAAGAATGCCCATTAGTCTTTCATCACTAAGATTAGTCGATTCTATCATTTGAACCACATCCGGATTCAACGCAAAAGGAAGGTATTTAGCACCAGCACCTAAAACGGCTGTGCCTCCTAGACCATCTTCTTGCACCATGCTAGTCCACATCTTTTGAGATTCTTTCATTTGCTCAGCGTTCAACGCCTGATCAAATGTTAACAACCCTTCTGGCTTACTGCCTAAAACTTTTGCTGTGTACTTATTCATTTTCAGCCTGTAGCCTATAGTGTTGGCACACCATATAATAGGTGAAACACCTAATAACCCATCAAATGAATATATTTTGAAGTGAAGCATGTCTTCTGCTTTCACTGCTAATGTTTTGTATTGATAGAAGACTTCACCCTCTACTATCATTGGCTCTACCTCGTTTGGGTGCGCTATGTGAAGTGATTCCGCCTTTAAATTTGATCCTCTTTTGATAATAGCATAAGCATTACCGTAAGAAAACATGTTAAAAACGATGTTATATCTAAAATTTGAGGCTGAAGTGTATTCGTTAGGCCGTTTATTGAGCAAGTATTGTACTTCGTTATCTTGAACTACAATACGGTTTTCACCTACTTTTTGGCGTACATTGAACGGTAATTTGGATATGTCTTGAGCATACGCATTAAAACAAGAAAATACCGTGTCTATCTGTGAACCAGACTGAACTGTAACCTTTTCCCCTGCATCTGATTCAGAAACACCTAAAAAAGTGCTCCACGCTTGTCGGGCATCAGCGTCAGCAAATGTAATCCCCCTTTTATAATCAGGATTATAGACTACTTTATTCCAAACTTTTTGTAAAAACGCTTGTTTTGCCACTCTCAATGAATTATTAAGAGTAAAAGTATTACTAGTTTAGATTATAATAATGAAACTAAGTTTCATTTCTTCTTAGTTTTAGTTAGTTTTTTCTTTCTAAACATCCTAAAACTATCATAATTACTGTACCTAGACGATCCAGTAAGCGTTATGTGGTTGTTTTCGGTCAAGTAATACGCTTCTTGGTACGTATTACAAATAATCGTGTTATCCTCATACTGCCCGTTAAACTT